GTATTTTGATATCCAATTCCCATTTTTATTAACTCCTATTATATCTAGTTAAGCTTTATACTATGCTTCGTAAGAAGTACCTTCTTGAGTATCAACAAATGTAATACCCTGTTGTAATAACCATTGCCAAGCAGCAATCTTAAGATTAGTAGGAACAGTAATAACATCATCTTTAGTTGTACTACTTTCCCAAGTAAGAAGATCTTCGTTTAAAACAAGACCACGACCACCAACGATCATAGGAACATTAGTGATATCACCAGCTTTAATTGCTGCTTCTGTTTGATCTTCTAACAAAACAGCACAAGGAAATTGAGTTCCATCTGTTGCTGTTGCATCAGAAAAGGGTACATATTTTTTATTGGCAGTATCGTAAGCCATAATAGTACCTTTAACCATTGCTCCACTACGACTAGCATCTTGTTTAATAGTAACCCTTTTAACAAAAGGAACACCATCAACAATATAAGGATGATTAATAAGATTAGTTTGAACTTGAACGTCTAAAGCCATTATTATTACTCCTTACCTTCTTGTTTACGAATTGCTTTAACTCTATCTGCTACAGTTCTTTCAATTTTACCTGCAATATCTGGTTTCTTACCGGGAAGAGGTTCAACATTATGTTTGTCTTGTTCAGTTTCTTTTGACGCTGCTACAGCAATAAGCTCGTCTTCATAACTAACAAGTTCATCAAGTACAGCTTGTTGTTTATTACCTTCACATACAGCAAGTGCACAATCTCTGACTCGCTTACTATATTTATCAGAATTCAAAAACTGCATTGCATTTTTAACTTCTTGCAACGCTTCATTTCGTCCTGATTTATGGGCTTTTCTTTGCGTGAAATTTCAGCCTGTACACCAGGATCTTGCAACATTTCCTCTAAAGTCATGTTATCTATAACTCCTGCCAATTTATTTTGTTTATCAACGGCGACAGGCTTATCCTTGTCGCTAAAAACTCCAATTTGATCGATCATTTTGGCTTCTAGCGCATCTTTAGCCAGAAGCATAGATCCTTCACCGAACTTAGCATTAATATGCTCAGTTGTCAAGCCTCTTCCCTCAGAAATTCGTGATACAAATATATCTTCTAAATCATCTAAAGTAGCTTGTAATTTTTCATCAAAACCTTCTTGTGTATAGCTCTTATATTTTGCATTTTTAGAAACAAATACTTTCTCTTGTATACCAGCTTTTTCATCAAATTTAGACCAATCAACATAACTTGCTATAACACCTATTGATCCTGTTTCTACTGTTTCTGAAGTTGCTACTATTTTACTTGCAGCACTTGATAACCAATACGCTGCACTTGCCATATCTCCTTCATTTATAGCAATAACCTCATAGTCTTTTCTTAAACTAATTATTGCTTTCCAAGTATCATCAACACCTTCTACAACACCACCAGGAGAATTTACATGTAAATATACTTTCTCTACATTAGTATCTTCTTTTACTTTTTCAATATCATTTTGTATTGATTGATAAGTAGTTGAAAAATAACTATATAAAACAACATATGGATCTGGTCTAGAAACTAAAGGACCATATATGTAAATATGTGCTTCATTACCAACAATCTTAAGTTGCGGAGTAACAGCTATTTCTGATTTCTCTATTTGTGCTTTAATAAGTTCTAATTTCTTATCTGAAACATGTTTAGAAAAAGCAATAAGAGAACTTAAATAACTACTTCTACAAAGAAGTTTTTCTTCTCTAAAAAAATACATATATAACACTCCTTAGTGGAAACTGCGTCAAGTTATGAACTTGTTTAAATATATTATGTATACCTAGTATATTTAAGAGTTTTCTATAAACTCACGCAGTTATAAATTACTAACTAATTGCTCTAGCAAACAACACAACTATATCACAAGCACCTTGACTTGGTGAACCACCTATAGTAAGGTTTGCTACTAATTGTGTAGCACCAGAAAACGTATAAATAGTTGCTTTTTGATATAATCCTGCTGTGCCTAGATCACTATCTGTAGTTAGCATAAAACGATCATCATCGCCGCTATCACCAACTTTAAGAACCGGCGTAGTACCGTCAAAAGTGGTAGTTACTTGTACTAAAACAACAGCACAAATAGCACCATCAGGAACAGCAGCAGCTATATTATTATCACCTGTATCAGTATATGCAAGCTGTACTGTTCTTACTTCGACATTAGATAACAACGCTGCAGCTACAGCCGTAGTAATATCAGCAGTGCCAGCAATAGTAATGTCTTTATCAGGGATAGTAAGCGCTCTGTTATTACCTGTCGTAATACCAGATAAAACTAAATTAGCCTGTTTGGTTTGATCAACACCATCATTAAAAACGGGATCTACAGCATCACATAAAGTAATATCCGTATCTGGTACAACAATAGTTCTTTCTGTAGCAGTGGTTATACCACTAAGATCTAATGTTGCTTCTTTAGTAGGATCAGTACTATCTTGAAAAGTTGTGTCTTTAAGTGCAGCTGTTATGTCAGTATCAATAGCGGTGTCAACATATGCTTTTGGTGCAAGATCACTATTTCCTACAGCAGTAGCACCACGAACAATTGCATAAGCACTATCAGCTGCATTACGTGCTTCTATTACCCCACTTGCATTACGGAGAATAGGACCACCAGTCCAAAAACGAATTTTCGAAGTAAGCTTAGTTACAAATGACATTTCTCATCTCTCCTATTTATTTAAAATATTTATTGCTAAAGCAGTAATACTACTAAAAAAAGCTACTGCTATTGTACTTATACTTTTCCACCCTAAAGCCTTAACTTTATTTTCACAATGTTCTATTATATCTTTTTTCATAGGTATAATAGACTCATGTATATATTTAAGTTGTTCTTCTATACGACCAACAGATACCTGAAGATCACTAATTTTTTCATCTATACAATCTAATCTTTCTTCTGTATTCATTGTATTATTTTACTGCTTAGTAGTTCTTCAGGTTCATCTATTGGTTGTACTATTTGGTATTCTATATTTCTAAAATATTCCCACGTTCTATTTGACGGACGTCTGCTTACCACCCGATGGCCAAAATAAGTATTGCCTGTAGGATTCGGTGCTATAGCTTGTGCATATTTTCCATAGGCAACAACTGCAATATAAAATAGTGGATTAGGTGTATCAAGGTATAGAACATATGAGCTAAGCCGATCAATGATATCCTGTTCCGCGTCTACTACCCAAGATATACCCGATAAATCATGAACGACGGCAATTACAAAATGTTTACCCTCGGTGGCAGGACCATAGCAATAATAAATTCCGTCCGAATATACACTAATAAATTCAGGATCTATTTCTGGACGAGGGTCGTATAGGGTTCGGACGGTAGGCATTATGCAGGTCCTCCCCAAGCTACAGGAATACTCGCGTAATTTGTTAGACTTGCCACACTATTGCCGGCTCCAGCCCAACACCCCGTTGTTGTCGGAGTCCCGGTTCCAAAGCTACAATTCCATAAATCAGGAGCAGTTCCTTGTGTACCAGTAAAACTATCGCGTTCAAAACATGATGTGAAATTAGGACTTTGATTTAAAAATCGCGTTGACTCTTCTCCCGATCTATAGAATGTATCGGATCGTTGTTGCATCGCGGTACAGCCATACATCATGTAGCTAAAATCTGTACACAATACGTTTTCTCGACACAAATCTGCGTCATACCCTGTAAGTCCGGAACAGTTGAAAAACAAATAGCTTAGGTTTGTTGCGCTTGTGACATAACGTAATAGGTCTGTTGGAATAGATCCTGTAAGCCCAGAACAGCCATACAGCAAATAGTGTAGATATATAGCGTTTGTGACGTAGCGGAGGAAGTCTGTTGGAACAGATCCTGTAAGCCCAGAACAGCCACGCAGCAAAGAGTTTAGGTTTGTTGCGCTTGTGACATAACGTAATAGGTCTGTTGGAATAGATCCTGTAAGCCCAGAACAGCCATACAGCAAATAGTTTAGGCTTGTAGCGCTTGTGACATAACGCAATAGGTCTGTTGGAATAGATCCTGTAAGCCCGGAACAGCCATACAGCAAAAAGTGTAGGCTTGTAGCGCTTGTGACATAACGTAATAGGTCTGTTGGAATAGATCCTGTAAGCCCAGAACAGCCATACAGCAAATAGTGTATGCTTGTAGCGCTTGTGAGTTGTCTTATTAAGTTTGAAGGTATTTGACCACTCACACCACTACCCCTAAAACAGCTACTAATATCAAGTAAACCGTCATCTGGGATTATGCTATTTGAAGGTCCAAGGCTTTTTAAATTAGCACAACCATAAAAACCGCCACCAAGATATTTAAATCCCCCAAACGTAGGGGCGCTACCATAGTCTATAATATCTGTTATTTTTAGCTTGTCGCCCCCATTATTGAATGACCATCCCTGGCATATACCAGAGATTCCGACGTTATAGGTACCATCGCTCGAATAGGTGTGGATACGATTCACATCGTTATAAGCAGTTACTAGACTTGGGGTGGTACCATCACCCCAGTCAACAACACAATTGTAGATATAGCCCGACACTAAAGGCAGAGTAATGGTCCGAGCCGTAGCATCTCCAGCAACCGTCCATTCAGTAATGAACGGAACACTAAACAAACCACTACCATTACCAATAATGGTTCTATATCCACCATCTATTACTTTACTCGGTGGTATTAAACCAACACCTTTTGGTCTAATATTATTTCCTATATATGATACCACGTTACTAAACCATACCTATAGGTCTACTCGTACTCTACCTGTACCACTCCAACACCAAATATATACATCAATATCTTCATCAGCAGCTATAATAGCGCTATTACCGTCAAAAGGTATACCAAGAGTGTCATCTGTACTTGTTGGTGCTGCTTCACCATCTTTTTTATAATAGTGCATATAACCATTTAAAATCGGTTTCTTAATGTGTACTACACCGTTTTGTACAGCATTAGCTACCAAAGTCCAATTTTTTTCTGGTATGTTTACAAACGTAGGAGTAGTAGCCATATTAAAACCTCTATTTTTACTTATGTAATAAACTATCTATTTCTATTATTATTTGTGTTTTGTGTACTTGCTACATTTTTTGACCACGGTACTTGTGGCATATCAGCAAGTTCTTTCTTAAGCTTAGCTCTATTTAAAGAAGAATTTGATCCGTTAGTCTCTCGTGCTATACGTTCTAATGTAGTTGCACCAAGTTCTACTTTCTCTTTTTCACCTTTACCATACTCAACAGGATCAAGGTGCGGTTTATTTCTACCATTCCATTCACAATAAGCCCAACACTTACGCATAAAAGGATCTGACCATCCTGGTGCACGTACTCTGCCTTGTGCTATTTCATTATCTAACCATGCCTCATATATTGGATTAAGGCTATCTGATGCTAATTCATCACGCCATACTTGCAACACTTCCCAAAATAAAAGAGTTGCAGCTTGGCTTGCAGAGTAGTTTGAATTAAAGCTCAAGCGTCCTATTTCTGGTGGCATGTTTGCAGTAGGAAACACTATTTCTTCTATAGACTTATTGAATCCGCTAAATGCTTCTGTAGGAGAAGTAGATTCAAAACCTTTAAGCTCTTCACCACCATTAAGATTAAACACACTCATACCACCACCAAAAGCTATAGCTTCGTCCATTCTTTTATAAGTTAATGGATCAACTGGTGGTGAGTCTTCATCGGGTTCCGATCCTTCTGCATAATCCGCTAAAGGTCCGGCATTATTAGCCATATCTTCAAACAAATTTGTCGCTGGTGCATCTTTAGACGGTTTAACCCACACATTAAGTGCAGCTTGAAGTCCTGCTTTAATTAGCTCAAAAATTTGATAGTCACTAAGTAACTTGCACTCTTGTAATATATGAGCTATATGTGATATACCTCTAACTTGTCCTGAATAATCAGGCATAAAACCATGTATAATAAGAGGTTTACCATTTGATGTATATTTAGGAAATACTACAACTTTACTAGTTCCGTCATTCTTTTCTACTCTTACACGATAAGCATCTATTGCACCATATTGATTACGATGAACACCATTATTATATATTACACTTCCTTCTCTACCTTCTTCAAGTTGTGTAGGATCAAAAGTTCCAAACTTTATTTCACCATCTATATAATGCAAACGACCAAAATATTCACCGTCTCTATACTGACTTTTAAGCCAAAAGTTTTGTAACTGATAAAAAGTCATACTTTCAGTTACATCACTTTGTTTACTTTTAGCCCATATATGAAAACGACGCTGCACATCTAAAGCCCAGTCCGCAAGTTCTTCAGGAGATCTTCCTAATAATTCAGCTTGAGGCGAAGCTTCTAAATAAAGCCCACTACCAACACCAAACATAGCATAACGATCTACTATGGACTTAGCTATGCCTGAATCATGGTATGCTATACGTGCTTGTTTAAGCACTTTGGCATAATCAAGCTTAAGACCACTTGCGGCATTAAGGTTTCTTAACCCATCAACATACTTAGCACCAGATTGATAACTACCATCCGAATAAGGCAATGATGCAGATCTACGCACCGACCAGTGTTTTTTTGGTGCTGTAGACGTTTCTTTTTTCTTAAAAAAACTGGGTAGTTTGAAGTTCATTAACGACGCCTAATTTTCATCCGAACAATACCCCTACCGCGTAACAAATTGTACTGTGCTTCGCGTATACGGTAAAGCCGATCAAGTGTGCCTTGCATATCCTCTAATTTTCGGTTCACTGCTCGCTGAGATCCGTCACCAGAATTGAACGAATACTCTTCAATGTCTTTAGCTACAGCTGTAGTAATGGCCGTCTCTAGGGCGGTAATTTGAGCGGTTAGCGCCGTTATCCTTAATAAGATACGCGATTTTCGTGCAGACGATAGAGTGAGCATATGCTCTTAGAGCTATAGCAGATTTAATAGTGGTTGTCAAGCCTTTTCCAATGACAAGAGCAAGATCCCTTACACATACATTTATTAACATGATAATGGTCACAAGGATGTATGTGTGAATCATTTTCATTTTCATATTTTTTATTATACTCTTTTTCTGATAAAGTAATATATGTTATTCCATTTTGTTTAATCTTTTTCTTAAACATTATTTCTTTCCTATCCTCCTTTTTGTTCTTTCTGCTAACATATCAAGTACACTGCTATGATGTATTCTTGTTATTTGCATATCAGTAAGTCCACGTTGTTTAGCATCAAGTTTGTGGCTGTTAACTAGCTTGTCCAGAAAGATATCACCCGCTGCTAAATTATAAACTCTCAAGTCTAAAGCTTCATTGGCTCTATTTTTTGGATGATAAAAACTTCCGTCACTTAAACGTTCTTCAGCACGTAGTTGTTCGAAATACTCATTTGGATAGTCCCTTGGGAACTCACAGAAGCCAGAAGGTTGTTTTTCTAGGTCTTCATTTCTAACTAGGTTAAGGTTCTTATATATGTGGTGTTTGTAGTAGTTTGTACTTATCTCATACAACAACACGTCTTTATCATCTCCGATCTTCGCAAGCCTGTAGCGTCTGAAGTAATCTGGTCCTGCCTCGTCTATGCGTTCTTCACGTTTACGTTTTTTCAGTAAACTGTAACCTTTACTTGGGTAAGTATGTTGCCAAGTTCTACAGAAATCATATACTATATGAGCATTGAAACCACTATCTATAAGAATAAGTGATACTGGGAATCTCATACCATCATTTCTATAAAACGAACCTTTAATTCCTCCGAACCATTGTGTTAAATCATCCCAAGCACCATCACTAATATCTTCTATATCACCTTCAAAAACCTTGTGTATTATGCTCCAAGTCCTAAAACGTTTACCATGACCACATACTTCTACTTCTAAACGGCTCTTTTTTCCTTCTTCACTATCAGAACCTCTTTGCACATCTACTGCCATTGTTAAAAACAACACATCGTTTGGTACGTCGCCACTCTTATATGTACTACGCAAGTTTTGTAGTTTTGACAACAGCGGTCTAACTCCTGTCTCCTTGTATGGCATACCTAAATATAGGTTTGTAAAACCCCTCATACCATCAGGTTCATTTTGTGCTTTAAGAAAAAGCTCATACATCGAAAACCAACTAATCATACCAACAGGCGAATATAAAGTACTTATATGGTACGATCTAAATGTTTTCGACCTACTTATTGCAGTAGGACGCCACTCTCCTTTTAACATCATAGTTGTTTTATCATAGTTGTGTAGTTTACCTTTACAATGCGGACATTTATATAATGCATCTACTAAATTACCACTTTTATAAATAGGTTCTATATTATCCCATTCAAGTACTTGATAAACTCCACAATATAAACACGGTACAAAAAACTTACGTTGATCGCCATACTCATATTGTTTAAATATTTCAGACTGATCGTATGTAGTTGGTGTTGATAGATCAAATACTTTCTTAGTGTGTTCATATGCATTAGTACGCGCGTACGATACATCAAGCCAAAAACCCTCACCTGTTTTTGTTTCTGCTGGTGCACCATCTATTTCATCACGTATTAATATACGCTTAGATTCAGCACGTAAACTTGCTGGCGATTGTGCACTTGCCATATCCAATGCACCACCAATAAATTCTTTTACATACATCTTATCGGCAGATCGCCTAGTTTTAACATCTATTGTAAAACTATGACCCATCTTATGACGAAAACCACAAGAATCAATTCCTGGTTCAAGACGTCTATTAACCCATTTTTCAAGTAACGCTTGTGTTGCAGAAATATAAAGTAGATTCGCTGGACATTCGTCCATAAAGTATAATGACACATTTGTGCCCGCTTCGGTACAACCTACTTGCGCCCCTTTCATTACAGCCTGATGCCTAATAGGGCTATGAGGCGACATGTTATCCATCCACTCTATCATATAAGGAGTACGCGAATTATCCCAAGGACCAGGAAATGGACTTCCTGATGGCATAATACGCTTACCCTGAATATATTCCGAAACTAAAAACTGAGGTGGATCAGTGTGTCTATTACTTATTTGTTCGAGAAAATATGCTAGGTCTTGGTTGTTCATTTATTTAATAATAAATCTCCTATATGTTTCTTCTAAAACAATATCTAAAACTTGCTTAATCTCATCAAAAGATACTTTTTTATTTTTTACATGATCTTGTTTATAATAACAATTTTGTTCATGTAATCTACATACATCTATATCTTTTGAAAAAAAGCTACAATGATCACATTTATATACAACGAACATTATTTATTCCTCCTCTAGATTGTCCGCTCCTATTTTTCCTAAACATTCCATAAGTAATCTTTGACAATGTCCTAATGTTTTATATATTTCATCATCAATCTTTGTTCTAATTTTAGTTATTATTATAGGATCATCTATAGAACAAATACTAGCTATTTCTGGTGAAAGTTTACTACCCAATGTAGTAAGTTGACTACTATCTATTGACCATAGTTTATTAAATACAAAAGAAACATTTTTACGATCAACAAGTTCACCACGCATTTCTCTATTCTTAAGCTGTTTTTCTCTTATTGCCTCACGTTCTTTAAGTACTCTTAAACTACTTATATTAACAATACTATCAAGATATTCTATACCTTCTTGTGTTAAATCTTCTTCTAATAATTGTTGTTTCTTTTGTTTGTTTACTTCTCTTTTCTTTTTTGTTTTCTCTTTTTGTTCTTTTGTTCTTGGTCTTTTATCACCACTTTGACTATTACTTAATATTAATTCTAAACCTTTTACATTTCTCTCATCAGACATATCGTATTTACCAACGTGTTTACCAGATTTAATACGAAACATCTGATCTCTCTGATACGCATTGCGTATGGCCGCCTCGCTTATATTATGTCGCCTTGCAAGCGCTCTACCTGTTATTATCTCTCTGTTATTACTCATGTTTTTACCTATCGTGCGTATACGCACAAAAATAGTAAAAAAGTGCGTACATACTTATACCTACACCTGAAAAATTAGACGCGAATGTGGCAAAAAATTCACACCTATTAATCCGTGGGGTTTGCGAACAACCT